GCCTGTATCTGTCTTTCTAACTCTGCATTTTCTTCTTTTGTTCCCTGCACTACTGTTTTTCCGTCAGCAGTTTTTCTCATTGGAGCAGGTGCTTGTATAAGTCCGTATAACTTATCAAGTTCTGCCTTTGCTGCCTTTGATTCATTTACTAATGCAGTTAATTCTCTTGTGGCTTGTGCAGTTACCCCTTTTTGTCTTTGTTGCGGAGTAATTCTAACAGATGGCATACCAGGCCCGCCAGATATTGTTTCTACACCTCCCTGCCCTGCTTTTCTGTAATCTTCTTTGAGTTTGGTAAGTAATTCAGTTTGCTTTAATTCATTCTCAATTAACTTTTGCTCTAACGGCATAGCCATAGTCCGGATGGATGCTGCTTTCGCTTCCATCCGCAATGCTTCAGTTAATTTCATGTGAGCATCAGCCGCTTTGCCTACAAGTATATCTTCATCAGTATAATTTTTCAAATACGCACCATAATTGCTGCGTAACTCTTTAACTGCATTTAATCTTTGTGAAAGCGAAAGATTTGCATTGGTAGCAGATGCAAACAATGAATTTAACTCTACCTTTTCCTTTGCAAGTGATTGGGCAAAATCTTCATTTGCTTTTTTCGCATCAATCAACCCCCTCGTCCAGTTCCCAAATCCTAATTGTGCAAACTGCAATCCAGCTACAAGCGCAGAAATACCTAATCCTAATGCGCCAGCAGCGGGGAGAATATTCGTTAAGTTATTCGCAATCGCATTAAAACCATACGGCAAATCCTGAATAACACGAGAAAGGCCGGTGAAGTCCTTACCCATTGCAACCACCTTGCCACCTGTCTTATTAGCAGCAGAATCAACCTCATTAAGCGATGTAACGGTCTGCTTCATCGCTGCAATGGCTTGCTTATTATCAGCCGTGAGGACTATTTTGAGTGATTCTTCTGCCATTGCTTTATTTTAATGCTTCGTGTAATTTCTTCATATTCTCTATAAACTGCTCCTGCGTCAATCTCTCCCCTCTATCCGGCTGCTCATCTGTTGACAAAGGTAAGAAATCTGTTATGCTTTTGCGCCCCTTCGTGTCCGTGTTCGTGCAGTACATCACATATGCTATCAACCTTGCCCTTTGCCATTCAGCTAACTGCTTCGCTTCATACGCTTTGCGATATAATAAAAAATCTCGCCACCGAATAGACCAAAACTGCTCAATAGTTAGGCCCGATTCAATGGCGAGAATTATTACCTCATCCCAGGTCTTATCCCGGTGGTTTAACTTTTTTTTTCTTCCTCCGGTGTGTTTTTATCAGCAGGTACATCCGGCACCATTGCCTTCATAGTGTACTGAATGAACTCTAACACCTGCGATCCTGTGAACTGCAATCCACCACCTTCATCAATCAACTGCGATGCTTCCCTTTCACTTATCACCTTGCCGGCTCCCTCACTTGCCGCCTGAATCATTGTGATAACGTGCTTAAAGGTTAGGGATTGCCCATCGTACATCTCCAACATCTTACCTATAGGCAAGTTGCCATTCATTTCACAGAACCGATGCATCGCCCAGTTATTCCAAAGTAAACTAACGCTGCCCGTTGATGTTTTTAACTCAAATGCTACGGGCATAAATTAGTAGGTCTTGGTTTGGGTAAGTGGAGCATTCTGTACCTGGAACTCCGCATCGAATTTCAGCAGGTCTTTGTCAGTTGCATCCAATGAAAGCGAAGTAACAAAGATGTTACCGCTATACACGATGTCGCCGGATACAGGGGAAGCAGGGCCAAAACGGGCAGGAATAGAATCACGGTTAACGAGCATGGAATACAAACGGTCATAGCTTTCACGGCTACCGCTACCTGTTTGGTCAATGGCATTTCCACTACAACTGATTGTCTGACTTACGGAATTACCGGGAAGTTGCTCATCTCCACACTTACTATCGGCATCAATGGCATCACGGGTGATCTCCATTGAGTTTGATGTAAGGCAGGCAACGGTCTGAAAACTACCGTTTCTGTCGAAATCCAGTTGAAGGATGATGTCCCTCGCATTTACAAAAGTGTAACTCATATTTATTGTGTTTGTGAAATTATAAATTCATACCGCAAAATTACACGAAAAGTGTTATCAAATGGATCCAAGTCCTCCAAGTTAGTTACCGATGCCAATACCACATTCTTACAATCCCATCCTACAGGTAACACAACCACCGTATCACTATTTATCGCACCCATTACCGCTTCCGCTATTTGCTCCGCCCTCTTGAAGCCAAAGTTACTACTTTTCGTTGTTATATCTATGTTGACGGAAACCATGTTGATATACCCTTCCTTCCCTTCCTCCTGCCCGGATGTTCTACCTGTTATGGTAATGTATTCAGCCGGCTCATTTGCAGGCACCATTGCATCGTAAACATCAATGTAGGTATAGGCAGCCAGTTGAGTAACTAACCATTGTTTAATCGGTATGGCAGGGTTTTTCATTATCATTTGCGCAACAAGTTTTGAATCCGCTTAATCAGTTTCGGTCTTTCGTCAAGATAGGCAGGGATAAGGAATGGTTGTGGCTTGATGCCGTTTTTAAGTATAAAGTAGGCCATTCTTTCAGCTACCCTCAAATCTTCCGACAATCTTTGATCTCTATTACCTACCCTTCTTCTTGATTTTACTTTGTAAGTTCCTGCTAATTTTTTACGCTTTACATACATTAAAAGAGCAAGTATCAAATCCCCGTAATCACCTTTACCCTTCCCTCTGAATTGTGCAGCATAAGCAGCGAACCCATTATGTATCGGATGGGTCATTGCTTTTTTCTTTGTGCCAAACTCTACATAAGCAGCATACCCAATATCTGCATAAACAGATTTCATCAACGGCTCACCTATGTTGTGCTTTATGCTTTGCCGTAATTTACCAAAGTTTCCAGGTGCGAGCCGAATTGCATTGCGTTCAATACTCAATGCTGATTGCGACATCAAGTTATTAAGACCTGGACCCATACGTTCAGCAGCAATGTCAAACATCTTTCTAACCGCCTTGCCCCCCACTAAATTCATGCTGAATTCGGCCATTACTTAAAGATTTGTATTTCCAAATATTCATCCTTATTCTCCACATTCGTTATAGAATGGATGGTGTATTGCTCACCGCTTATCTCTAATCTGTAGGTTTGATCGATTGTAAGGGGGTAGCGCACGAATACAGTAGCGGATGCCGTGTAACTTACCTGCGCTGCAATTAAAGAACGGCTATCACCAAGCGGAATAAACATACCCCAAATTGTGGCAGTATTCGCATAGGTAACCGTATATCCCCCCTCACCATCGCTCACCTGTGTAGGTTGAAGTATGCCTATCGGCTCATGCAGTAGTTCTGCTGATAAGTAGTTCGGCCTTGTTCCCTTTAACCTCATATTATTGGCGATTGACGGGTGAATTGCTGACACGCTCTCCATGCTTGCTCACAAATACCAGTACCCTCATTTTCGGCTCCCCTATTTTCGTACATATAATTTAATTGGTCAAGTATGGCATCTTTTAAGGCAGCAGGAACATGGGTATAACCTACAGTATATTCGGCCCTCATGTTTTCAATCTGTGGGAAAGTAATACGGGGATAATTACCGCCAATGATTCGTTTGTCGGTTAAGATTGTACCGGTATAATCATCGTATAATGTAATGTCGGAAGTAATCGGGCCGTATGGCAATTGATAGGCACCGCCCTTATTGCTGAACCATACCTTTACCACCTTTGTTATAATGCTGATACCTGCGGCATCTTCGATTATCTTCCGAGCAGAACTAATCATACGGGCAATCATAGCATCTTCAATAGCATGGCTCACTCTGATTTTTAGTTTCGCCTCCGCAAGCGTTACCGGCTCCGCATAGCTTACCTCCGTTATTTGCGAATCTATTGTATAAGAGTAGTTACCCATTGTTCAAAGTTTAATAATTTATCATGCGGCCTTAACTCCTCTGCCCTGTCAAATGCCGCCCTACTGCAAAGTTCGTAATTATTCATCACATTTTTAATAGCGTTCACCCATTGATGAGGTCGGTCAGGACTGCAATAGATACCGGCATCCCCACAATTCTCCCGTAATGCAGGTAAATCACTTACAATGCAAGGAATCCCCGATGCCATTGCTTCCGTTGCCGTTCTCCCCCAACTCTCATATTGCGAAGGCATCAAAAGTATCTTTGTTCGCTTGTATGCATTCCTAATATCTGGTTGATTAGCCAAAAAGGTTACATTTTGTAACCCTTTGTATATCTGTTCACCATAGCCGCCCTGCACGGCAAGGAACTTGTATTCCGGCATCATTTGTGCCACCTCATAAAATAGTTCGGCTCCCTTATTTCGATTGAGATTGATTAGCGTTATTTCTTCCCCACGTTCAACCCTATAATGGTCAATATTCACAGGCGGTTGAAGTATGAATGAATTGTTGGGATATTTTCCGTGTTCACTCCCCCAATAGGAATTGTAAACCACGTTTATATGCTGATTCCGTCTGACGGATATGTAATTGAAAGTATTGTGAGCAAACCATACGGCCGGCTTCTTTGTTTTCTTGCAGTCTTCAGCTACATCTGCTGCAAAGTCTAACTGTGTGAAAATTACATCCGCCCAATCATGGTGAAAGTACCAATCATGGCTGCGATTAAAAACGGGTATTCCTTCAAATTCGTAATACTCATTGTTCATTGCGGAGGTCATAACCTTTACGAGATGGCCACGCTCCATTAACCACTTGTTGATTTCGTGTGCGTTCCATTCCGACCCTGACTTCGCCTTTGGGAGATATTGCTGCACGTGCCACAATACACGCATTTTTGGCTGGTTTTCGTTCACGCTTTTTCATAATAATAAAGGGGGAGAGTTACCCCTCCCCCCTCATTGATGTTAGATAGTAGCGAAGATAGCGGAGTTAGGAAGCATCAAGTTGATGGCTTCATAACACTCAATCCGGGCAGTAACCATGTTGGTAACGAAGTTGTTTTGATCTTCGTAACTCAACTCAATGTTAACACCGTTCACCTCAACTCTTTCCAGGTAGTTAGCATCGAACAGGAACGCACGGCTATTAGGTACCCAGTTGCAACCAACGATAGGTACACCTGCAATGTTCAACACACCTGCTTGACCGACTTGCAATCCACCGGCTCCCATGTAGTAACCATTGGTGAATGATTCATTCAGCAACAAAGACCATGTAGCGTTTGAAACGAATACAACGGATGCACTGAAATCACCTGCACGCAAGTTGCCAATCAACTGGATAATATCACCCAAGTTAGTGGCAGCAGAGGTAGTAGTAGAACCAGTAGCGGCACCTGAAACGGTAGAGAAGAAAGAAGCGTTTTCTGCACGGAAGAAATCACGAGTTAACAAACGGGGTAAAGTTTGGCTCATGAAAGGCAGAGAAGCGAGCATCTGGCGGCTGAATTTGCTGAAACCAGCGATGAACTGATTAACAGTTTTTACTTCAGTCAGAGAGTAATCGTTCTCACGCTTCAAAGATCCTTCGAGTTGTGCAGCGATGTTGTTGGCATTACCGGCTGCCTCACGGTATGTAACATACAAACCGGTAGGGCTTTGAGTGGTAGGTACGAAATCACGGAAGTTAACCAACTGCCCGGGTTGGATTGCTTGGCGGCTATTGTAAGTAGCAACGCTATCACCAGACAGGTTAGAAGCCAAAGTGATTGTTTTTACTTCAGGCAGTTCGAGGTGAAGGCGGCCATTCTTTCTCATTTCAGCTTCGATGTTCACTCCTTCGAGTTTCTCGGCAAGTGCTTCGCTGAATGATTTGCCTTCGGGTTGACCTTTCTTTACTTTAGTGGTCAGGGCATCGAATTGAGATTGCATAGCATCTTTGAACTCTTTAAGTTCAGCAGCGGTGGCAACTGATTCGAGTTTGCTTTGAAGTCCGGCTACAACGGATTTAGCTTCAGCAGCATCGGTTTTTGCATTGGCAGAGTTTGCCAATACTTGCGTGAGGTTGTCTCCTATGGATTTTACCTCCGCAGCGATTTGTTCTTGTGTCATTTTACAAGTTTTAATCTGTGATTTAATTGTTTGAGTGCATCCAATACAACAGTTGATTCCGGCTCGACTGCTTTCGCTGCGGGTTGAGTGGTGATTTCGTTTATTGCAGTTTGGATTTGCTTTATTTCAATCTCCAATAGGGAGAATGTTTCATCTGTAAATGTGCCGTGCTTGAACGCTTTGATTAGTTTCTCCAATCTTCCGTTCAGCGTTTCCTTCACTACCTCTGCATCCATTCCCTTGTAGATGGATATAGTAGGAGTTTCCGGATTAGCCGCCCATAAAACGGCACTACCTTCATAGAGCATAAGTTCTGTAATGGTGCGTATGCCGGTTGAATTATCCATCTCCGATTTAATAGTGCTAAATCCGATTGAATGCTGATTAATTAAACCTGCTTCATATAATTTCAGCATATCCTCTCCCATTTCAGTTTCGATTACTTCTGTAACGGCTATGAGCGCATCGCCTTCAACATAAAGTTCCTTTGGCTTACCTAAAGCATACTTCATCGAAGTTTTATGGTCAACTAATGACCAAATAAGGTTTTTACCTTGCGGCCCTCTTTCATTGATTGTCTTTGTAAATGCAGCAGGACTAATAATGTCATTGTCAAGGTCAACATTGCTCATTCTTGCCCACACGGCTTTCACCTTACGGCTTTCTT